CCCGGTCCGCCTCGACCAGCGAGAGGTCGATCTGAATCTCGTGCTCGACGCCCGGGTTCTCGACCAGCATGGCGAAGGCCTCGCCGTCCTGGCAGCGCGCCATGCGCAGGGTCCGCAGCTTCTCGGGGAGCCGCACAGCCTGCGACCAGGCGGCGAACTCGCGCTCGACGTCGCGGTTCAGGACGTCGTCGTCGGTGAGCATCTGCAGGCGTGCCCCCGTGCCGATGGTGTCGTTGGCCAGCGTGAGCACGATCCCCTTGGCGTAGCTGTTGTTGGCGACCTCGTAGCGGGCGCGCTCGCGCAGTGCCTTCCGTACCTCGGGGGCGGCCTCCGCGTCGGCCGAGTGGCCATCCGCCGCGGCCCAGTGGCGCCGGTTCTCGGGCGTCGTCTGCGCGGCGTCGAAGCGCCCCCGCACCAGGCGGCAGGTCGCGGGCGGCCGGGGTGCCGGAGGGCGCCGGAACAGGTTGGCGAGGACGGTGAGCATGTCTGTCAGGCGGCCCCCGGCGGGATCAGCTTCGAGACGCGCACACCCAGGCCTTTGGCCTTGGCGGCCTCCTTCGAGGCGAGGTACCGGTCCGCCGCGATCTGGTCCGCAAGGCCGTGCTGCTCGACCTCACCCGAGTCACCCCGGGCCCGCTTCGGCCCGGAGGCGTTCTCGCGGATCTGCTCTGTCATCTGGTCGGCCAAGGCGGCGCCTCCGTCGGGGCGGGGCCGAGGCATCACGGCCCCCTACTGATCTTATTCACCGTTTCGAGGCCAAATGGCGGAAATCGCGCAACTTTTTCTGCCGGGCAAGCGTGGGGAATGGGCGGGAGATGTCAGCGGCCGGGCTGCCGTCTGAGCGCCGACAGCCTGATCCGTTCGCGCCTGGGCGCGGTGGCGTCCTGCGTCCCCGGCAGGACCGCGCCCTCGATGCTGGCCGCGACCGCGCAGCCGACGATGCCGTCGAGCCAGTGGTTGTCGGGAGCCTCGGGCCGGAGCTTCCACTCGTCGACCACCCGCCCGCGGCCCTCGGTCTTCACCCGGTACTCGGCGGTGAGGTGCTCGGCGAAGAGCTGGTGCGCGACCGGGTCCCGGCCGTACAGCGACACACAGCCCGGGTCGCCCATGGCCACGGCCAGGCGGGCGTGGACGAAGCTCTTCCAGAAGTTGGTGTCGTAGAGCACGTGCCGGATCGCGCGCCGGCCCTGGACGTTGGGGATGCGCCAGTTCAGGCCCACCCGGTCGCCCTGCTTCCTGCGGTACTCCGCGAACGGCGTGCTCGAGGCGCCCACGTAGCGCCCGTGGCTGGGGAAGAGCACCGCCGCGTGCGCGCTCTGACGGCAGAACTGGTAGACCACGTCGGTCGAGGTGCCCCAGTTGGCGTCGATCAGGCACCGCCCCACCTTCATCACGGCACCATCGTCGCGACGCCACTCGCGGGCCAGCAGGTCTGCGGTCAGCGCCTCCAGCCCCGCGTAGATCGAGCCCTCGATTCCGGCGCCCGCCTTGACCTCGAGCAGGCTGGGGCTCGCGTCCCGCAGCGTGAAGTAGCGCCGGCGCTGGTCCGGGAACGTCCCGTACTCGACCACATACCCGGTGAAGTCCGACTCCCAGGCGCACACCACCCAGAAGAGGAGCTTGCCCTGGACGTCCACGAACATGGTCAGGTGGCTGCAACCGATGGGGACCTCCCCGTGCCGGTGGCCGTTGAGCTTCTGCGCGATCTGGTCGGCCGTGAGCTGCTCGTCCTCGCCGACGCTCTCGGGCAACGGCTCGTTCTGGTACTCGGCCCAGAACGCGGCCTCGTCCTGCAGCCTGAGGTTCATGGCGTGCTGCAGCGCCGAGGCCTCGTCGTAGTTGAGGCGCGCCTCCCAGGCGACCCGGGCCCCCTCGTCCATCTCCTCGCGGTGCGCGCGGTAGAACGCGGTCGCGTCGCGGATGTCGCCGTGTTCCCGCAGGCTCTCGGCCCGCACCTCGGCGTACTTCTCCCAAAGCTTCCCGTTGGCCGGGAACGCATACACCATCTTGGTGCGCTCGCCGTTCCACTCCGGGTGCTTCTCGCGGTCCAGGATGCGGTCGGCCATGTCCCCGGGCCGGATCACCGTGCAGGGCATGATGCCGCTGATCTTCTTGCCCGGGCCGGCCAGCCCCAGGACCGCCCCGGCCAGAATGCGCTCGCGGTTGGCGCACTGCGAGAGCGAGCGCGCCGACTCGTCGGTCTGCGGATCGTCGAGCACCACCAGCGACGGCCGCACGGTGTGCCCGTCGGGCCGCTTGAACTTCATGCCGCGGATGCGCCCCGTGATCCCCGCCACCCGGATGATCGCCCCCGAGGCCTCGCTCCCGGGGATGGTCGGAAGCACGATCTCGTTGGCGGTCCAGCCGATCTGGGTGCGCTCGCCCTTGTAGAGCTGCCCCGAACAGCGGTTGGCGATGCCGTCCAGGGCGCGGATCGGGTGGCACGCGGCCGGGAAGTCCTCCAGCAAGAGGTCGTTGGCGTCGAGTTCGGTCCTGATCGACTCGAGCATCCCGAGCGCGTGGCCTTCGTCGGAGCCGATCAGCGTCACAAAGTCCCGGTGACCGTAGAGCATGGCCCAGAGACAGGCGCACTCGGCAAGGCTGGAGTTGTGGGTCGGCACCATCTTCCGCCCGGCCAGGTAGAGCTGCGAAGCGGAGCCCACCTGGACGCACTTCACCGGAACGCTGGGGACGGCGGCGATGGCAGTGATATGGCGGGCTTCCGACAGCGGCCGTGTCCTGGGACGCGGCCTGAGCCTCCGGTGCTTCCGTTCCAAGCGGATCGCATCGTCCCCGGCGTAGACCACGAAATGGAACCGGCGGTAGGGGCCGTAGAGCTTCCCCTCGAAGGCCACCATCCGTTCGGCGCAACCGAACTTGATCCCCAGGCTCGACAGCAGCTCCCCGAAGTCGTCGGCCAGTGCGTTCTGCTTCAGCGTGATCTCGCAGTGCCCCAGTGCATCCACAGAACCGTCGGTGTCCATGAGCCCCTGCAGGAGGCAGAGGCGTTGCTGCCAGCTCGCACGCAGATAGGATCGGGGGATGTGTTTGTTGCCCAGAAGGCCCAGTTGCCGCAGTCGGCCCTGGAAGGATGTCCGGTTGGCGTGGGTACGTGTGAGAACGACGGCGTCGGCCCGCGACGGCAGCGCGTAGTTCCGGCGGCTGGCGGTCTCGGAGCCGCCCTCGATGTGGTCAATGATCTCCTGCGTGTCCTCCTCGAACAGCGTCACCGCGGCATTGGAGCAGGTTCCGTTCCCCAGCCAGACGCCCAGGGCGTAGGGCTCGATGGGCAACTCGGCGCACGGAAGCTGCAACGGGCGGCTGAGCCGCACCCGGTAACGGCGTGCCGCGCGGTCGCGCGACTCCGGCAGGTCGACACGGCCGAGCATGTCGCGCGTGGCCAGCGTCAGCGGGTTCCGGCGTGAGTACCTGTCCTCCACGGTCCAGAGGTGATCGGCGTCGCACACGATCCGCTCGCCGTCGCTGAAGCGGACCTCATAGCACGGGCGGTCCAGCATCACGGGCGAGACAGCCAGAACCGGGCACGCCTGCCCGCACTCGTCGAACAGCCAGTCTCCGGGCGCCACGTCGCCCATCGTCGTCCAGCCCGACGGCGTGGGCAAGGGCGTGTCGAGGGCCAGCGCCTTGCCGCTGCCTCGCGGCATGGCCATGGCGAAGAGCCCGCCGTGCAGAACCGCCTGCTCGATCTTGGCGATCACCCGCAGGTGGTCGGGCGACCAGGCCAGGCTGAAAGTCAGCGGGAAGTAGGCCTCGCAGAATGCCTGGAAGCTCGTGCGGCAGCCTTGGCGCCGCTCCGGGTCCACCACCTCCGGCAGTTCCCCGATGTCCCTCCCGGCCGCGGACAGCGCCGCGTTGCGGGCCCGGGCCGCCTCCTTCATCGCCTCGTAGTCGCGGGTGGCCGCCTCTGGACGCGGGCCATGGCGCTCGTCCACCAGCCAGGCCACGTACTTGAACAGGTTGATCGTCCTCCCGTCCGGGGAGATGCGGAAGCCGGCGCGCTGCCGGTGGGTATAGAGCTGGCGGTCGCCGACGACCGTCCCCAGCGGCGTCGAGTTCAGCAGCCGCGTGACGTCGGACGGCTTCAGTCTGGATGGGTCAATCGCCATCGGCCATCCTCTCGACCAGCCAGGCCGCGTACTCGATCAGGTTCACCGTCCCGTCCCCGTTGACCGGCGCCCCCGCCTCGATGTCAGCCTGGATCGCCTCGGGCGAGGCGTGCCGGGCCCCGGAGCGACGCAGGATCTCCGCCACCTTGGCGGGCGCGAGTGCGGTGATGCGGGGCTCGTTCGAGGGGCTCGCGGGGGTCATCGGGAAATCGCTCCAGAATCGGTCGAATCCCGCTCGACTCGACTTGCTGCGGGCGCTGCTTCATGGCATGTTGTGAAATGTAAACAGTTCGCGCGCAGCGAGATACAGAACACCAAAACGAACCGGAGACGACGATGAAGAAGGCCACCCGCGAGACCGCCGCCGCCACCTACGAGACCCGCCGCCGCGAGATCGCCGCGATGATCGGGTTCCTCCAGAGCCAGCTCGAGGCCCACGCCGAGAAGGCTGCCCAGGACCCGCGGAACTGGGGGTACGCCGGGGACCTGGCCCAGATCCGCCAGAACCTCAAGGAGACGCTGGTCTTCGCGATGGGCGCCCGCGACGAAGAGGTCGCCGGGAAGATGATCGAGGACGCCATCGCCGACGCGATGGCCTGAACCCCGGACCACAGGAGACACACGATGGACAGCACCGACCTCCAGGACCTGCGCGACGAGATCGAGGTCTACGACCCGGACCGGGCCGGCCACCGCGAGCGCCTGCGCCTGGCCCAGATGCTGGTCCGGGCCGCCATCGGCCTGGCCGAGGAGGTCGCCGAGGCGACCGGGGACCGTCACGCGCAGGCCTACTGGGTGGACCACGCCAAGGTCCTCGCCGGGGCCGACCACGGGTTCCTGGACCGCAGTTTCAACCTGGACGAGTGGATGGAGCGCCTCGAAGGCGCAGACGAGTGACCGGCACGCCGCCTCCGGCCCTCGGGGGCGAGCGCCCTTGGGGGCGGAGGCGGCGACCGCGTCGGAGCAAGAGGCAGCAGAACACAGGAGACCGAGACCATGCAGCGCGAAGAGATCCAGATCGGGGCCAGCTACACCTGCCGGGTGGGCCGCAACGCCGTCGTGGTGAGAGTCGCGGGCGCGAGTGTCGATGGCGGCTGGCAGGTCGAGACGCACACGGGACGCACCATGGCCATCCGCGACCCGGAGCGGTTCGTCGCCCGGGTGGGAGGAGAGACCGGGGCGGCCGAGGCCCCCGCCCCGGCGACCGAACCCGCCCCCGCCACCCCGGCGACGCCCGAGGCGGCCGTGGCGATCACCCCCGCCGTGGTGACGGAGCCCACCCCGGCTGCACCCGAGGCGCAGAGCGCGGGGACCGGGGCCGAGGGCGGAACCATGAGCCTGCTCGACGCGGCCGCCCACCTGCTCGCGCGGGCCGAGGGACCCATGCAGTGCAAGGACCTGGTCGACCAGGCCCGGGCCCAGGGCCTGTGGGCCCCGCGCCGGGGCGGCAAGACGCCCGACCGCACGCTCTACGCCGCCATCCTGCGCGAGATCGTCGGCAAGGGCGACGCCGCCCGCTTCCGCAAGGCCGAGCGAGGCCGGTTCGCACTGCGCGGATGACTGAGAGAGTTTGACCACATCCATCCTCTCCTACACCCCGGCCCCGGCCGGGGTGTTCGCTTCGGGGACGATGTGGCGCACGGGGATGCCCATGGCCTGGGCGATCTCGATCTCGCGGCGCACACCCACGGAATCCTGCCACCCGTCCAGCTCCAGGACGGCGAGCCGGTCGCAGCGCGCCAGCATCGCCCGGCTGTGCCCCTCCCAGAAGCCCCAGTCGCCCGGCAGTCCGAAGCGCGCGATGCAGTGGCTGTGGGCGATGGGGCTGTAGACCATCTCGCCCGCGCGCATCAGCCGCGCTGCCTGGCGGCAGACCTCGTGGAACCGGTGCTGGCGCACCGCCGGGTCCGGGTGCGAGTAGGGGCTCGCCAGGTAGGTCACGGCACGGCCTCCACCTCCGCGACCGGGGCCGGGACAGTCACCGCCGTGCCGTCGACCGCGGGGGTCAGCTTCTCCCAGTCGCAGCCCTCGCCGTGCACGAACTCGGCCCAGCGCCGCCGGATGACGTCGCAGTAGAGCTCGTCAATCTCCATGAGGTACCCGCGCCGGCCGGTCTGCTCGCAGCCGATCAGCGTCGAGCCCGAGCCGCCGAAGAGGTCCAGGACGTTCTCCCCACGCTGCGAGGAGTACTGGATCGAGCGCACGGCCAGCTCGACGGGCTTCTCGGTCAGATGGACCATGCTCTGCGGGTTCACCTTCTTGATGTGCCACAGGTCGGTGGCGTTGGTGGGGCCGAAGTAGCGGTGTGCAGCCCCCTCCTTCCAGCAGTAGAACGCCCACTCGTGGGCACCCATGAAGTCCTTGCGCGTCAGCACCGGGTGCTGTTTGTCCCAGATGACCGCCTGGCTGAAGTACAGCTTGTGCTTCCTCAGGAAGGGCGGGTAGTTGCCGCAGTTGGCGTAGCCGCCCCAGATATACGCGATGTGTCCGGGCAGCAGCACGCGGGCGAGGTTCCCGAACCAGGCGTCCAGGAGCCGGTCGAACTCCTCCTCGCTGACGAAGTCGTTCTCCAGCGGGCGGTCCTTCGGCCGCAGCTTCGCGTGCGTGGGGTGCGCCTTGGACTTATCGCGTGCGAGATCGAAGCCCTGGTGGTGCATCCCGCGCCCGTCGGACGCCTCGATGGCGTTGGCCGCCGGGAAGCTCGAGAGCCCCGCCGCGATGGCGTTGTTGCTGCGCGGCTCGACCTTGACGTTGTACGGGGGGTCGGTGTTGACAAGGTGGACCGGCTGGCCCCCGAGGAGCCGGTCCACGTCGGCGGCGCTGGCCGAGTCGCCGCACATCAGGCGGTGCTCGCCGAGGATGTAGACTTCGCCGCGCCGGCTTACGGCCTCGTCCGGCGGGTCGGGGACGGCGTCGGGGTCGGTCTGGCCGTCGGTCACCACCCCGTGCTCACCCTCCAGCAGGCGGGTGAGTTCGTCCTGGTCGAAGGCCAGCACCCCGAGGTCGAAGTTGGCGCTCTGCAGGTCGCCAAGCTCGATGCGCAGTTGATCGAAGTCCCACTCGGCCAGCTCGCCGGTCTTGTTGTCGGCGATCCGGTAGGCCTTGACCTGCTCGGGCGAGAGGTCGGTGGCCACGTGCACGGGCACCTTGGCCAGACCCAGCTTCTTCGCCGCCTTCCAGCGCGTGTGCCCCGCGATGATCACGCCCTGGGAGTCCACAACGATAGCGACGCGGAACCCGAACTGGCGGATGCTCGCCGCCACAGCGTCCACAGCGTCGTCGTTCAGGCGCGGGTTCTTCTCGTACGGCGTAATGCTGTCGATGTCGCGCAGTTCGATCTGCATGGCGGTGCGGTCTCCGGGACCAGCCCGCGGAATGCGGCAGGCCCCTACTGATCTTATTCACCGCCGGAAGCCCGAATGGCGGAAACCGCAGCACTTTTTCGTGTTCGGCGCCGTGAAACAAACTGTGTCCGGGAAGGGAGCTGGTTCCCGCGCGCAGTCCGGACTTCCTCTGCCGGAAGTACCTATGACCGCCGACGCCGGCCATCTGGCTGAGCAGAGCGCCCGCCGGGATGCTTGACGTCCCAAGGCCAGTGCTGTCCATTAGCAGTGCCGGCCGCCAGGAAGACGGGATGGGTCGGTGCGACGACCCGGCACCTCCGAGTGGCCAGCGTGTGCTCTCTGCTGCCCGTTGCAGCGCGCCAGCCAAGGAGCAGCATCCAGTGCGCCATCGCCGTCGAGTTCAGCCCTTCAAGGTCGGAAGCGTCCCGACCGGCGAGTACTGCTACGGCTATGTCCCTCGCTCTGACTCGAGGTATCGGTCCATGGCTGAGGTGGATGCGTACATCGAGACGCTGCCCAAGGAACAACGGTGGGACGCGCAGGACCGCCTAAGCAGGATCAGGTACTGTCCGCACTGGCGCCCTATCTGTCACGGCCGTGTGCGATGTACGGCCACCGGCCTCGTGGACGTTCTGTGGAACCGGCGGTCTGAGCACTTCGCCGCGATCTTCTACAGGAAGCACACCAAGGCTCGCGAGCGTGACAAGGGCTGTATGATCGGTGATGCAGTGAAGGACTGCGACTGCAACCGGTCTGGCCTCTGCTTCACATTCCCATCGGACCCAAGGAACAAGGGGGTCCCCTTGGGGCACATGCCGCCTCGTGCAGAGGCGGCGGAGGCGCCTGACGCTGGCAGTCGAGAGAGTGACCACTGACACGCCCCGGATGACCGAGGCGACCGCTCCCCCTATGGCGCTGCGGCCGCCCTCGCGCGCGCAGTCCCCCCGGCCAAAGGGAGGGAATGACGCGGGGCGTTTCAGACGCCCGCGTATTCCCCCCTTTAGGGGGGAGAGTGTGTGAGTTCCGCCATCCAGTTCCGCCTCCGTGAGTCGCAATCCACTGATCTGCAGATACTTCATGGACAGGCATGCGCGGAACTGGCACAGGGTCTTGCGCCATGTTCCATGCGCGCAGGCCAGTTCCGCGGGGCGTGATCTGGAACCCCTTGCGAATCTGCAGGATGCGAGTACTGGCGTTCCAGGTCTTCGCGGAACTGAAACGGAACCGGTTCCGCCGAGTTCCGTTCCAGTTCCGGGTTCTGGGGCTGCTCGGGCGCCGGCTCGAGCGACCGTGCCAGACAGATGCCGTCCGGGCTCGCGGACGCATCGCCGCCGACCTGACGGACCTTGACCTGCCGCGCCATCAGGGCATCTTCTCCGACGGCGTGGGGCCCGCCGCCGGGGCATGGCGGGCCGGCACCGGGGGTACAGAGGCGTGAGCATTGCAGAAGACACCCGGCCGAACGTCCTCATGGTCGACAAGGACTGGGGGAGTTCCGTCATCTGGGTACGTGGCCGCCGTGGCGGTATGGCCAACTGCACGAGTTACGACAGATTCGGCTTCCCGGACTGGCTCGTCCGACGTCTCGATCTGTGGTCTGCCTGGTACGGGAACAACGACCCGTCCGAGATCAGCAAGACCTTGGACTGGGAGTTGTGGGAGGGGTACGGTCTGGCACTGGCAGTTGACGTGAAGCGCATCGTCGGCGACAAGTACGTCGTGTCCTTCGGCACACGACGGGAGATCCCGTATGTCCCGTTCGATCCGGACTGGCTTCCGCCACGGGATGGCCTGGACAAAGCTGGCTATGCGGTCTGACATCAGACCTGGGCAGGCGTGGAAGCCCGGCCGATCTCTGTCGGAGATCGCCTGGTGGGTCGGGGAGCTCTGCGGGCTCGGAGTCGGACAGGAGGATCAGAGCAAGCATGGACGCAGAGAGGAACGGTGACCAGGTCTACATCGGCGACTTCATGGGTACTGTCTGTGACTCCCCGTCGCGCCGGTACTCCGTGGCATGGGGGATACTCACCAACGGTACATCAACCGACGAGAAGCACTTCGTTCTGCTGCAAGGCAACCACGTCGTGAAGCAGGGCCGTGTGTCTCTCCGAATACTGGACGGGCGCTGTTCCGACGGCGGCTTCATGGCCCTGCAAGTTCAGGACCGCAACGATACGCCAACCGTCCTCCTGCTGGGCCCCGACGGACGTCAGTACCGCTCCTGCCAGTTCCCGGAGTTCGTCAGGTTCTGCGACCCGTCGGAAGACGGCAGGTACCTGTTCTGGGCCACCGACGGGGCCGTCCACTATACGGACCTCTCCACCACGGAGGATCTGTTCTCGTTCGCAGTCAACCCCCGCTTTGCCGTCACCGGCGCCAGGATCGCGGCCGACGCTCAGACCGTCAGCATGCAGCACGCGGATATGGGGTGGTATGGGTTCTCGACAGCGGGGGTCTTCCTCGACGAGGAGCGGTGGCTCAACGATTTCATGCAGACGTGCAACGGCGTCACGCTCTATGCCGTGATACGGGATCTCCACCACCGTCAGGGCGTCAACAGCCCGGAGGAGGCCGAGACCTTCGCGCTGTGGGTTGAGGAGGCGCTGCGGCGCGGCATCGAGGATTCCTTCACGCTCAAGGTGGCCGAGGTCCACACCTACCTGGCGTCGCTCTACAGGCAGGCGGGGAATGCGACGGCAGCGGAGACCGCCGAACGCAACGCGGAACAGAGCTTGGACGGGTTCCGTCTCGTGGACAGGGCAGTCAGCCGGGTCTCCGAGCTCGGAGATCCGCCGGATCAAGAGGTCGCCAGGAGGCTTCTTGCCGACCTTGACCGAGCGGCCGGGACGCAGCGGGTCCACGAGTATCCGAACTACATGGGGAAGCTCTACCGGACGAAGGGCGACATACTCGAACGCATCGGGGACACTGACGGCGCAATCGCGGCGTACCGGCAGGCGCTTGAGGCCAATCCGAAGGCAGGCTGCAAGAGACAGCTCGAGAGGCTGGCGAAAGCACCGGTGGCCCTGCCAGAGAAGCCGAAGCCGAGAGCGGTCGAGAGCCGAGTCGATACCGACCGCGTGACGATGTTCCATTTTCGCTGTCCGGTCTGCGGGAGCAAGCCTGCTGAAAGGCCGCTGGTCGAGTACCTCCTGGACTGGCATGGAGCGCAGCCGGAACGGCTGCAAAGGCTCGTGATCCACTTGGTCGCCGCCACGCAGGAAGTCCGGTCTGGCGGAGCCCGTTGGCTCACCAGGAAGTTCCAGGCCCAGGCGGAGGAGCTGACCCGGAGTGCCTCCGGCAGCCAGGAAGGCGACGCATTGGCTCCGGCCCCGTTCCTGGTGCCTGCGGGCGAGAGGGCAATGGCCATGCTGACGCAGTGCCCAGTGTGCGGAAC